GTTTTTTGGGCAGGATTTAGCCCTTGCTTTGATAAATCATCAAGCACGGCCCCCGCTACATTATCTTGACCCATCCCAAAATTGACAACGACTTCGTTCTTAATTATATCAGCCTCGCCAATAGAACGCAGAAAGTTAAATGCTTCTGCCTTTCTATCTTCAGGAATTCGTGCTGATACAAATTTATCTACGGAGACTTTGTTGCCATCTACTGTCAGACTTTGTACTCCAAGCTCTTCCATTAATGAAGGTATGTCCTCCTCATCAATAGTTCGCTTTTTGTACTGCAAGTCTTTCAGATATTTTTCGGCATCCTTGACTTGTTTATTTAAGTCAACAGTTTGCCTAATAAGTGAAGATAGTCTTTTAGTACCATCTTCTCCAACCTTGTCAAATGCTTGAGGGTTGGCAGCTTCTTCTTCAAACAGTGAAAACACATCACTCATCATTCTCTCCTTCTCAATTAAAGTTTATACCCTTCGGTATTTGGTTCTAAGGTTTTAACCCCTAGCTTGTATATTGTCAATCGAATTTGTCTGACTCTTTTTCCACAAATATTCTTGCTTTGTAAGAAAAGAAATCTGACCACCTATTGACCTATCATTGTCTTCCGACAATTCTTTTAGCATGTTCCAAGTTTTGATTGGTACTGCTACTGATTTCCATTTTTCTGAATCCATTGAATTCTCCCTTTTAATTGTTATGCCTAAGATTTAATATAATGTCAAATAATTTCTTATTTATTTTTATATCGCTTCTTTTAACGGATGACTTGGCTCTAAATTTGCCTCACATTGTTGTATGGCAAAACTGCTTTCGTAAAGACATCTCTCAACTGCAAATTTCCATGATCTTGCCGTAATATCTGGATCATTTATAAATGCATCTTTGTGTATTCTTTTTGTTATACCACGAACCATACCTACAGGTAAAAATTGTATTTTTTCTTCGGGTAAACAAACCAAAGCTAGTATGTCACAGTCGCCTTTTGTGTATGCCCTTTTAGGACTACCTTTACTTGTTGTAAAACTATATTGCTTTCCAACACCTACTCCAGCTTTATTCTTTTTGTATTTTTCGTTTGTATGGGTTGATGTTTTAACTTCTACTCTCAAAGCCATAGGAAGACCATGCCCTTTAATTGCTATGATGTCTGTCCCATCTTGTTTAACCAGGTCACAATGAACTCCAAGCATTGTTAGCTTGAAAGCCGTTAAAAGTTCTCCAGCTGTTCCTGTCAGTTTCTCTGATCTTATACCTTTAACCATTCTAATACTTCCTCTCCTAATGTTTTGGTTGCTATTTTATCCTTTTGTACCAAGGACTTAACGATGTGTACATCAACTGTGTTAGGGCACACTAAATCAACATAAAGCACAGGCTTATGTTGACCTATTCTATGACATCTGTCTTCTGATTGTTTTCTTGACTCCAGGTTAAAATCATTGGAGTAGTAAATTACGTTTGAGGCGGCTGTTAAAGTTATACCTCGGCCCCCGGTTTGTGCATTGCTTATAAAAAATCTTGTGTCTTTATCATTTTGAAATTTATCAATTGCTTTGTCTCTGTCTTCCTGGGAGGTGTCGCCATAATAAGTAACCACGGAACCCGATCCATAGGTTTTAGCCAACTCATTTTTAATTTTTCTTATGTCATAACGAAACCTTGACCATATAATTACTTTGCCATCCATTTCTTCAATGACTTCCATCATTACTTTTATTCTATTGTTGGCAAGTTCTACTGTCTCTCCATCATCATTAACAAGATAACCACAAAGTAATTGTTGTAGTCTAAGAAGTCTTGTCATAACTTCGGGTGCAGTAACCATCTCTCCTTCTTCTAAAAAGATGACAGATGTTTTCTTCATACTTATGTAATGATCTAATTGTGTTGAGGTTAGTTCTACTTGCCTTGTTGTATATATCTTATCAGGTAGATCCAAAGCTTCTTTCTTTGTTGTTCTGTGTGCAAAGAGTTTTAATTTCTGTGTTAACTCATCTAAATTTTTATAGCCAACAATTTGATTAAAACTATGATTACCCATTCGTTGTTGTGTGATGATGGCAAATCGTCCTTGGAAAGACCAATAGCTATCATATCCAAGAAGCTTTGAATTTAGAAAAGCACATTGTGAATATAAATCCAAAGGCGACTGTGTTATTGGAGAACCTGTCAGTATCCTTTTATATTTGGCAGTCCCACCAAATTTCATTATTGCTTTTGTACGTTTTGCTTTTATGTTTTTGATTGTTGTTGACTCATCAATGGCGAGTAAAAATTCACTTCTATGGGTAAACGATTCAAGAAACCCAGGTGCTTTTTTGGTAACAAATGATTCTACATTCATTAGTAGTATTCTAAATTTATCTCTCTTGGTTGTTCCTTCTATTAATTTTTTCTTCTCATTTCTTGTTGCACTAGCTTTCCATAAATATATGTCGGGATCCATGTCATCAGGTAAATGAATTGGTATCTCATTGTTTTTCCAATTCATATAAACACCCTTGGGTGCAACTATTATTGCCGTATCGATTAGTTTCTGCTGCCAAAGCCAATAAATATTATCAATCAAAACTTTTGATTTACCACACCCCATCTCCATGAAGTATGCGAAATTTTTTTTGTCATGGCTTCTTTGTAAAGCCTCTTCTTGATGAGCATAAGGCTTTGTTTTGTATTTGAATTTCATATAGTCCCCTTATATGTCGTTTAGTAATGATGAACTCGCTGTTTGTCTTGTCGTTCTCTTTCCTCTGTATGGTTCTTCGGGTTTGACTGCATCAGGATGATCTGTCCCACTCCAATCCCAATCTGGTAATTCTCTTTCTTCTTCCGTTGTTAGATAAGGTCCCCAATATCCACCCCAACCATCAAGAAAATTTCTTTCTTTTCTTTTCCAACCCTCAAGCCGAGCTATCTTCTGAATCGTCTCCCCATCCGTCCCAATCTGGTTCGAAATGGATTGTGTATCTCTCCCCACCTCCCACATCTTCTTCGCCACGGCTACGGCTAGATGGGGATGATTTGGGAAAAGGGATGATGTTATCTCTAACTTTAGAGTGTATATCTTTTTTTCCATTCTGTTTACTCATCATTCTCCTCCTCTTCAAGTCCATTCATTATACCAAACTTTGCAGACTCGAGGTGCCAAAGCACCTCGGCTGGGTCTTTCATGGTTGTGATCATCTGAACATATCCGTCTTTAGCATTAGTTCCTACAATCATAACTTGATCGAATTGTTTCGCAGCCAACTCACATACCAAAGGTACGGGTCTACCTGTTCTCTTAACTTTATATGGAAATTTAATTACATTGTCACTCATTTTAATTGAGATCCTTGGCAACAATCATCCACGATACTATGGCACAAGACACATTGTTCATGTCCATGTACGTTCATCGTCTGTAAAGTACCTTGGCATCTCGGACAACGAGGGGCACAATGTGTTTTTATTTCTTGATAAAGTTTTGAATTTTCTAAACGCTTGTCTACTTCTTCCATTTGTCATTTATCTCCATTCTTAATGAGTGTGTGTGCCCATTGTATTTCATTTCTGTATATTTAGAAGCCAATCTTCTTGCATCTTTTGCTTCTTCATCCATACCCACGGAAGCAAACTCAACTGCTTCCTCCTCGAACCTTTTTATTATTCTGTCTATAAGCCTCATATTCTTTTTTCTCCACTATATTATAATCACAATCAACAAACTCATAACAGTTTCTAGTCTTCCTTCGCTCTTCCCTCTTCAAGGCTTTCTTAATTGCTTCCTCTTCAGTTCTGGCTTCTAACTTAATAACTCTTTTTACATTCGTGTAAACCTCTATGTAATAAGAATCTGCCTCGGTGTAGTTCATAAATTGAGTATCGTATTTTCCGTATTTCTTCTTGGCAGTTGCTTTTTTAACTAGTTTCTTTGTCTCTAATTTCATTGTGTGTCCTCTCCATTGTTTTTTCACATTTGTATTTTATTTGATACGGAAATGGCACCATGCTTCGTGCTATATCTACCATCTCGTGTACCCTACCCATACATTGCTTTTCAGTAATGTATCCATTGGGAGCTTCCATATCATGAAGCTCGAAACATTTCATCTCGTCTCCCGATCCATGAACCAAGGAGCAAACTAATAACATTGCTTTAAACATTAAATATTTGTTTCGTTTAAAACTTTTTTCCAGGCCGACATAAGTTCATCTGCGTAGATATAACCTCCGTCCCTTTTTCTTAGGTCTTCACAATTATCAGAAACAACTCTTTCTAATCTGTTGATCGCTTCTTCTATAGGCATGTCTACTCTTCTATCTAAAGTTTCCATTTTATACTCCTAAGTTTTTTTTAATTCTCCTAAATTATCTTATAAAAGTCAAGCAGTTTAAAATCCATATAGTGTTTCTCTCATAATTTTTTGTTTTGTTTTTATTTTTTTCAAAATAGGTGTATAAGTGTATAAGTGTATAATATCTTCTGTAATCGTTTGTAGAGTTAAAATAGTTCAGTACACTTTTATATACACTCAGTACACTTTGATAAGGACAAACTGAAGCCGCAAACATTTTTTTTCGTTTTGAATTGAAAAAATATGAGAATAAACCTATTATACTTTTGTTATGGCTAAAGAAAAGTTTCTTACTAATAGACAAAAAGAGTTCTGCAAACTTGTTTGTGAAGGTATTTACAGTAATGCCGAATGTGCAAGACGAGCTGGATATTCCGAAGGACAAGCAGCCAAGACTGCAAGTCTTTTGTTGAATGGTCGTGACTTCCCGTTGGTAACTGAACATCTTAAAGAACTCCGAGAGATTAGAGAAAAGAAATATGGTGTTAGTCTTATGGGTCAACTCAAACGTCTACATGATTTAAGTCGAGGAGCAGAGGCAGAAGGTCAATTCTCATCTGCGATTAATGCCGAGAAGATACGCTCTGCACTTGGAGGCTTAACCATAGATCGAAGAGAAACAACTCATCAACTAGATCAGTTATCTCGTGAAGAAATTGTAGCAAGACTCGCAGAGATTAGAAAACAACATCCGTCTGCTTTTATTGAAGGTGATTTTAAGGTGGTCGGAGAGGATAAGGGGAGGACAAAACTCTCCGACCAAACATAAGCAATTCCTGCTATTGCTCCGTGCCTTTCCTCTTTAGCATTAT